ATGTGCAAGGTGTTGGCCGCCGGAACCTTTCCGGACAGCGACTGGCACATGCTCGACATCCTGATGCGTGAGTGGCAGGTCTTGGCCTGCGTCATCGACGCCGATCCCGAGGTCCATCGGGCCCGTCAGTTTGCAAAGAGGTATCTGGGCTACGTCTGGCTCTGCCGTTATCGCGGCGGAAAGACTGCCAAGGAAATCGGCATCGCAGAAGAAGAAAGCGGTGCCCCGATCGCAACAGTCGACCGAACGAACTGGCTTGACGCCACTCTCGGCCGTTATCGCCGACAACGCATTATGCTGCCGGCCGACATCCCGTTCGAGTTCAAAGAGCACATGAAAGCTCTCGCTCGAACCTATGAGCTTGATGATCTGAAGAACCCTGTTGCGACCTACGTCGACACGGAGCCAGACCACTTTGCTCACGCTCTCAATTACGCCGAGATTGCTCTCCCCCTCGCGGCAACGATCACAACCGGGGAGGACGTGAAGAAATTCCTGTAAGGGGCGGACGATGGCTTTGCCGGCATTACTATCGAAGCATCACCCGACCTTCTACGAGGTGCTTCACGACTGGCGGAAATATCGGCTGACCTACCTAGGTGGCCCGGAGTTTCGCGACAGCTATCTGGAGAAGATGACGAGCCGCGAAGACGACAGCGACTTTCAGCAGCGCAAGCGGCTGACTCCTGTCCCGAGCTTCGCTAAGGCTGCGATCAACGACATCCGGAACGCGATCTATCAGCGACTCTCCGACGTGTCCCGTCGAGGCGGAACAGACTCTTATCAGCGAGCGATCAACGGTGTCGACCAAGGCGTCGACCGTCGAGGCTCCACGATGAACAGCTTCCTCGGCCTGAAGTGCCTAACGGAACTGCTGGTCATGGGCAAGGTTGGCATCTACGTCGACATGCCGGCTCAGACCGGGGTGACTGCTCTGGATGACCAGACGCTTCGGCCGTACCTCTACCACTACGACGTCGAAAACATCATCAACTGGACCTGCACCCGGCCGGATCAACCGTCCGAGTTTCAGGCAGTTGTGCTGCGGGACTCGTACCTGACGTACGACTCGATCTCGTACCTGCCGAACGGCAACAGCACTCGCTTCCGCCACGTGTGGATCAACGAGGAGACGGGCTTCGTCAACGTCCAGTTCTACAACGAAGAAGGGGCGATGATTACCCGAGACGGTGAGCTTGGTGGCGGCCCCATCGAGCTTGAACTGACTCGAATCCCGTTCGTGCTGATCGACCTCGGCGACTCGCTCATCAAGGACGTCTGCGACTACCAGATCGACCTGATGAACTTGGTGTCGATGGACATCAACTTCGCCATGAAGGCGAACTTCCCGTTCTACATCGAGCAGCGTGACCAGCGGGCTGTCGGGCACCATCTGAAGAACGGTGCCAACGAGGACGGCACCGCCACGCAGGGTGGCCAGGGAGCCAAGGGCACCGAACTGAAAGTTGGCGTCGTTCACGGTCGTTACTACGACATGAACGCTGCCGCACCTAACTTCATCAGTCCGCCGTCGAACAACCTCGAAGCTTCGATGAAGCTTCAGGAGAGCTTGAAGGACGATATCCGCCGGCTGCTTAACCAAGCGGTCAGCACGCTGTCGGCCCGCTCTTCGGCCGAGTCCAAGTCGCTCGACAACCAAGGGTTGGAAGCCGGCCTGAGCTTCATCGGTCTGCAACTCGAATCGGCGGAGCGGCGTATCGCCGACTTCTGGTCGACGTACGAGAGCAAGATCATCTCGAAGCGTCAGATCGCCACCATCAAATATCCCGATCGCTACAGCCTCAAGACCGACTCTGATCGGATCGAAGAGGCTGCCAAGCTGAAGGAGCACATGTACTCGGTGCCGTCTCGCACGTGCAAGAAGGAAGTGGCCAAGAACATCGCCACGACTCTTCTCGGCGGCAAGATCAACATCGAAGTGCTCCAGAAGATTCACCGTGAGATCGACCAAGCCGACTACACCACGTCCGATCCTGACACCGTTATCGCGGCGAAGGAAGCGGGCCTGGTGGGCGAGCAGGTGGCTTCGATCTCGCTCGGATACAACGACGACGAATATCTGACGGCCCGTGAGGACCACATTCGCCGTGCGACCGAGATCGCAAAGGTCCAGGGCATCTCCAACGGAGCGGGCGACCCCGCTTCTCGCGGTGTGCCCGACCTGTCAGCCGACCCCGCAAACGCTGGGGCTCAAGAGAAAGAAGCAAGTCGAAACACGGACTTGCAGCCCACCACGAAAAAGCGAGTGCGAGGAGAAGGCCAGTGATTATCGAGAAAGAAACTCACGCCGAGTTCTACATCGACACCAAGACGATCGGAACGTCCGCCGAGCAGCTAACCGAGAACCACTTCAACGTGCGGAAGCATGTGAAGGTTCAGGCTCACGAGGACAACACCGATTTCGTCTATGTCGGTCACAACTCAGGGGTGGGAAGCACCTACGGCTGGCGTCTAGACGCCGGCGAACACGTCGATATCGCCATCGACGACCCAACGAAGATTTGGATTGTCGGCGGCGCTGCCGACCAAGTAGCAAAGTTCTTGTGCCTTTAAGGAGCACCAATGATCTCCCCGAATTTCCCCAGTGAGCAGTGGGATGGCTTGAGTGCGAACACCGCACGAGTCTCCCTCACCGATTTCCAGACGCCCGATGGGGACGACTGGAACCAGATCGTCGCCGAAGTCATGGCCATCCAGGAACACCTCCTGGGCAATGACATCGGTGCCGGAACCGTTTCCGGTTCGTTGATCTCTGTGGTCGAAGGCAGCAGCGAGTCGCTGGTCCACCGGACCGTCCTAACGCTGACCGCTGTGCCGATCACCATCACTGACGCCACCACCAACGGTGCCCACGGCACCCGCAAGCTGTACGACTTCCCTGAAGGCGTTATCGCCGTCCTCGGAGCCGTTGGCAATCTGACCACGACCAAGAGTGGTGCCACGCTGGATGCCGATGCGGTTGTCCGCTTCGGTATCGGTTCGGCCGCTGTCGGCACGAACAACGACACGCTCAGCAGCACGGAGCAAGACCTCGGGGCACTGACGGAAGTGACGCTTAGCAGCGGCAACTCCAGCCCCAAGATCAAGCCTACCGCCGCTGCGTACCTGGACGGGTCAAGCTCCCCGGCCGCCGCCCGCCTCAACATCGCCGTCGCTGAAGCCGATCACGGGGCCGGCACTTCGACGATCACGGTGAGTGGGACGATCACGATCACGTGGGCGAAGCTGGGCGACGTCTAAGCCTTGAACTTCGACTACTACGGGACGCTTCAACAGGCTCAGGAATACTTCGAGAATCGGCTGCACGAGATCGCCTGGAGCGGTGCTCGTCCTGTCGATCGGCCTAAGGCTCTGCTGGCTGCAACTCGCATCATCGACGCTCTCAACTTTAAGGGTTGCAAGCACACGGTGTACGAGTTGCTCCAAGCAAACTCCGAAGCCACTGACGAAGCCATTCGCGAGCAGGAAGCTGCCCAACCGCTTGAATTCCCCCGAGGGGCGGACACGGAAGTCCCGGACGCGATTCGACTCGCGTGCTACGAGATCGCTCACTCTCTGCTCGACGGTAAAGACCCCGAGCTTGAGCTTGAAAATCTCGGCATCTCCTCGCACCAGATGTCTTCGGTGCGAACGACGTACTCGCGGTCTCAAGTACCGATCGAGCACATCATCAATGGCATTCCCAATACGGCGGCCTGGCGGGCTTTGAAGCCCTTTCTTCGTGACGAAGACGCCGTAAAACTCTCGCGGGTTTCGTAAGACTCGCGGACAAACTACCCGGTGGTGATATCACCGGGGCACTTAAAGGACAATCATGACCGATCTCGAACTCTATTTCTCGCACCCCATGTTCACCTGCTTCGACGGCGAAGAGAGCGGCGAGCCCGCTCCGACCGGCGAGGAGAGTGACGACAACCCGATTCCGAAGGACAAGAAGTCCTTCACCCAGGAAGAGGTCAACGCCTTCCTGTCGAAGGATCGGAAGAAGCACAAGGAGCAGTACACGAAGCTGGAGACCCAGCTTCAAGCCACTCTCCAAGGCGGACTGACTCCCGAACAGCGTGCAACGCTTGAGGAGTCCCTTGAAAACGTCCGCAAGCAGCTTCGCAGCAAGGAAGAGCAAGCCAAGGTCGAGAAGAAGAATCTCGAAGACGCTTACACGAAGCAACTCACCGAATGGGAAGCTCGTGCGAAGAAGGCCGAGAGCGACTTGTATGAGTCGAATCTCCGCCGGACTCTGCTCGATGCCGCCCACGCCGGCGATGCCTTCAACCCCGAACAGATCGTCACCCTGCTCCGCCCGTACGTCAAAGACACGGACGGCGGCACGATGATCGACTTCCCGGACGTCAACTCTGACACCGGGGAGCAGCAGATTTCGCAGATGAACCCGGCCGACACGATGAAGCGCATGAAGCAGTTGGACCAATGGGCCAACCTCTTCAAGTCGAACGTCGTGGCAGGCGTCGGTGGCTCGTCTGCTACCGGCAATTTGAAGCCGGGTCAGGACGGTCGAGTCGACCCCCGGAAGCTCTCCACCGCCGAATACATGCGGCTGCGTAAGGAGAATCCGAAGGCTCTCGGCCTCTAAACCTCTCGCTCGGCTCATCGAGCCGAGCACTTCTGCCACCGGCGGCATTCTTAGCCGGGTCTTGAACCAACGCCACCTGGGGCCAGTGCCAGGGAATCGTTTTGTCTCATCCCGCGCGCACGTTTAGCGCGCAACACGTTCATTCCACAAGGAATCTTAATGAACGCCCTGTATCTGTCCCTGGCGGCTTTCACCTGCTTCGCCAACGACAACGACGCCCTCATCCCGGAGATGTGGGCCAACGAAAGCCTTCACCTGCTCGTCGAGAACATGGTGATGGCGAACCTCGTCCATCGTGACTTCAGTTCGGAAGTGGCTTCGTTCGGCGATGTGGTCAACACCCGCCGGCCCGGCCAGTTCCGCACCCAGCGCAAGACGGACAACGACAATGTGAACAGCCAAGACGCGATCGTGACGAACGTGCAGGTTCCGCTGAACCAGCACCACTACGTCAGCTTCGTGCTCAAGGATCGTGAGTTGAGCCTGTCCTTCAAGGACTTGGTCGCCACCCACATCCTGCCCGCCATGCAGGCCATCGCTCGCGGCATCGATCGCGGTTTGATCGGTCAGGTCCACAAGTTCCTGAACACCCCGACCAAGCGCGCCGGTCGCCTCGGCAACCTGACGTCGAGCAACAGCAAGGACACCTTGCTGGAGACTCGGCAGATTCTCAACACCAACAAGGCTTTCGCGGACGGCCGCAACCTTGTCCTGTCGCCCGCCAGCGAGACGGCCATCCTGAAGACGGACCTGTTCGTCAAGGCCAACGAGCGCGGCGACGGCGGATCGGCTCTGGAGAACGCCAACCTGGGCCGTATCCTGGGCTTCAACACCTACCTCGACCAGAACGTGCCCTTCGCCTCCGCTGGCGACACGGCCTCTGGCACGGTGACGAACGCTCTGGCCGCTGGCTCGGGCGGTTCGCAGGCCACCACGATCACGGGTTACAACGTGGTCATCGGTGAGTTCCTGACCGTGGCTGGCAACGACCAGCCCACGTACGTCACCGCTCGCACGCTGAACAGCGCCGACACCGACGCTGTGACGCTGAACGAGGTGAACAAGAACGCCACCCTGTCGAGCGCCGCTCTGACGGTGTACAAGGCTTGTGCCGTCAATGGCGCGTACGATGCCGGCCACACCAAGGAAGTCGACGTCGACGGTTTCACCACGGCCCCGGCCGTCGGTCAGTTGATCGCGTTCGGGGTGAGCACCGCTCGTCGGACGTACACGGTCATCGAGAGCTACACCTCGGGTGGTGTCCAGAAGCTGCTTCTGGACCGTCCGCTCGAAGTGGCCCTCACGAACGATCAGGCGGCCTTCCCCGGCCCGGCTGGCTCGTTCAACCTGGCCTTCCACCGCGATGCCCTGGCGTTGGTGACTCGTCCCCTGGCTCTCGCCCCGACTCGCGGTGCGGACAGCTTCGTGGCGGTCTACAACGACATCGCCATGCGTGCCACGATCACGTACGACGGCTCCGCGATGGGCGTCCGCGTGACCCTGGACCTGCTCTGCGGCTTCGCCATGCTCGATGAGAACCTGGCCGCCGTGCTGCTCGGCTAATCCCTCTTGAAGCTCCCGGCCCCAATCTTGGGGCCGGGGCTTCTTTCTTTCTTGGGAGACATAGCCCGTGGATTTCCTAGCTGTCATTCAGCAGTACGGCCCTCTCACCGGGGCCATCGTGTTCTTCATGTGGCGTGATTGGAAGCGTGAGGATCGACTCTCTAAACGCATCGACACACTAGAAAACGAGCAGCGGAAGATCATTCTGCCGCTCGTCGAGAAGTCCACCTCAGTCATCGCTCGAAACACTTCGGTAATGGAGCGACTTGAAGCCGCTCTAGAACGGAAGCTCGATGACTTACAACCGTAATCTCAACCAACGAATGAGGGCCCTGCTCTACCAGCTAAAGCGTGAGTATGGCGTGGGCCCTCTTTCGATTTACAGTCATATCGAGACGACCGTTGACTTGACGACCGGCGAGAAGTCGATCGACAAAACGGTGACTGTACTTCAACGAGTTGTCTCTCTGCCCGCGAAGGTCAGTCGAGACGTCATCCAGACGATCTCGATGATCTCCGCCAACAAGGAGTTCGTCTACGGCGGAACGTATGACTCGCGAACGCGAGACATCCTGATCGACCGGTACGACGCTCCGACCCTGGAGCTTGGGAAGGACGACTGGTTCGTACTTGATGGCCATAAGTACGAGATCAAGTCCATCCAAGAATTCGAGACGCGAACCGGGTGGCTTGTAGTCGCTCGGCAAACGGACGATGCACTCCCAGAGCAGATTCACGTCTTGCACGCGGATCATCTCTTGGACCTTCAGCAGAACAAGGTCCGACTTCAGGTTCTTGACGACCTCTTGACCCTGGATTCGGAGGCACAAAATGGCTAACCCCAATTGGGCCCGATGGATCGAGCAGTCTGTCGCCATCTTCCTGAAGGAAGTGGCTGAAGACACGGAAGTCGTTGTCCTCATCGACGGTGTTGATGAGCGGCAGCCCAGCAACATGAAAGCCCAGAACCGCCTGGAGGTTCGCCTCAACGGTCCCTTCTCCAAGGAACTCAGTAAGGGCTACCACCGCCTCTATGTGGACGTGAACGTCCTGCTCATCAGTCAGATGGGCGGACAGAACACCAATCCATTCAGGCACACGGACATCCTTGGCCTCTATCACGAGGCGATGGATGGCCCGATCCCGATCAGTCGCTACGGCACCGGCCCCGATGACGACGCAGACGAACTTCTTGGCTGCCTTACGCCAAGGCCGGGTAACGCGGACATGATTCGCGTTCTTCGTTTTGCCCAAATCGACAAGACCGACCGGATCAAAGAAGGAATGGTCGATGCCCGGTACGTCATGTACCTGACTGAATAAAGGAGTGCCTTAATGGCTCGAATTGAACTGCGCGATGCGACGATTCGCATCCGAGACGGACTAGCGGGGACGGCCGCCGTCGCCGACATGAGCACGATGGCGGGCGACACTGGAATCAGTGTCGACACCGTGTCCCTGAATACGGCGGACACCGACCACATTCCGGTCGGTGCCCGTTTCACGATCGCCGGTGAGACCGGTCTGCCGGTTCACACCGTGCTGACTCGAACCGGCAACCCGACGACTGCGATCACCTTCACGCCTGCCCTCGCAGCCGGCGTGATGGACGATGCGGTCATCACCTTCCTGCCCCAGCAGATCGAAGTAAAGATCGGCGAAGGCAATCTCACGTATACGGAAAACAAGGAATACGAGTATCTCCTCGACAAGGGCGATCTCGATACCGTGCGTGAAGGGAACCAAGTTCCGATGGATGTCGTCCTGGAGTTCGTGTACGAGTTCGTTCGTACCGGAACCAGCGAGGCCATCACGCCGGTCGATGCCATCAAGGGCATCGGTGGCGCGTCCGAGTGGGTCAGTTCGGCGAACGACCTCTGTCAGCCCTATGCGGTTGACGTTGTGGTCGAGCACGAGCCCCCGTGCGGCAACGTCGAGGCGGAAGAGACCATCTTTCCGGACTTCCGGGCTGACACCCTGGAGTTCAACCTCAACGACGCCACGATCTCGGCCACCGGCCGTTGCAACGCTACTCAGCCCACGATTTCGCGGAGCTAAGTAGATGGCACGGATTGAACTACGAGATGCCACCATCCGGATCAAGGATGGCTTTGGCGGCACGGCCGCCGTGGACGATCTCTCGATTGCCGATGGCAACACGACCATCGAAATCGACACGATCGCCAACCTCACCAACCTTTCGACTGTCGTACCCGTCGGCGCTCGATTCCAAGTCACGGGTGTGGACGAGACCTATACGGTCACGGCCCAAAACGCCAACGAGAAGCAACAGGTTGTGGTCGACGCCTCCAGCGGCAACTTCACCCTGACCTTCAATGGCCAGACGACTGGCAGCATTCTCTACAACGCGAATGCGGCTGCCGTGCTGGCTGCACTTGAGGCTCTCAGCAACATCGCGCCGGGCGACGTGGTTGTCACGTCCCCGACGACGAGCACCTGGGTCATCGAATTCCGAGGCGTCTACCTCGGCTTGAACGTGGCCGCGCTCACTGGCACGGACGTCGACCTGACCGGCGGCGGTGACTCGATCACCATCACCACGGTTCGGCCGGGCGGAACGACCTGGGAATTGACCTTCACCCCTGCGTTGATCTCGGCAGACCTGCCGGTGAACAACGACGTCATCACCTTCCTGCCCCGGCAGATCGAGGTGAAGATCGGCGAGGGCAACCTGACCTACACCGAGAACAAGGAGTACGAATACCTCCTCGATCGCGGTGATCTGGATACGGTCCGCGAAGGCAACCAAGTCCCGATGGATGTGGTCCTCGAATTCGTTTACGAGTTCGTGCGGACTGGCACCAACGAAGCCATCACGCCGATTGACGCCCTCAAGGGCATCGGCGGGGCTGCGGACTGGGTTAGCTCCGCTCCGGATGCGTGCTCGCCCTACTCTGTGGACGTCGAAGTGGAGCATGAACCTCCCTGCGGCAACACGGAGTCGGAAGTCACCATCTTCCCCGAGTTCCGGCCGGACACGCTGGAATTCAACCTGAACGACGCCACGATCTCGGCCACTGGTCGGTGCAACGCCACCGAGCCGACGATCACTCGCGTCTCTGCGTAACGCAACACGGTCGCTGGGCCTTCGGGCCCAGCGACTATTTTTCTGTAAGGGAGACAAACAATGAAAATCGGCGGCGTAGCCGTGACCAAGGCTCCTGATGAGCTTTTGGTTTTGCCCCGCAACGGCGGCGATCTGGTATTTCGGGCGCAGGCGATCTCGGACTGGAATGAGTTCGAGGTGCAATGCCCGCCCCCGAAGCCCAACAAGGTCATGGTCAAGGGCAAGTGGGAAGATGACGTCGAAGAGTTCGACTACAAGAAGTCTCGCGCTGCTTGGGAGTCCTCGAAGCTGGACTGGATGGTCCTGACGTCTCTGGCCCCGTCCGAGATCGAGTGGTCCACGGTCAACCTGGCCGTGCCCAAGACCTGGCCCCACTGGCGGAAGGACTTGCGAGACGCTGGTCTCACCCAGCATGAGGTCAACCTCGTGTTCCAAGTCGCGATGGACGCCAACGTCCTCAGCGAAGAAAAGCTGAAGGCGGCCCGCGAGGCTTTTCTGAATGGTCAGGCTCGGGCGTCCGAAAAATCGTCTGGCCCGAATACCGAAG